GTTCTGATGATGGACACATTTACTACGTTGGTTCACCAAATGAAATGACATGGGCAGATTATAATGACCCACGTGGCTTTGTTATCTTCGATACACATACCCGTGAGCAAGAGTTTATTAAGAACCCATACAGAATGTTTTACAAGTTGAACTACAATGATGAACTTGAACACTTCTCTGAAGGTTATAGAATATTTGACTACTCAGTTTATGAAGGTTGCTATGTGAAAGTTGTTGTAATCAATAAACTGAATCCATTTTTATTTGACTTTGTGATTGATAGTATATACAAAGCCGGCGCCGCTGATATATCTGTTGTTGAAGATTTCACTGACACAACAACCGATATTGATCAAGAGTTAGTTGACCAGGCAGAAGATACTATGACAATACTTTCAAAGTATATTGATAACTTGACAATCAATGTAGAACCTGTTAAACTAAAAAGTATTATGCAGGAACTTTATGTTGAGGCACTGAGTACCACTACTGAATGATATTATTTAAAACACTGCGTTGGAAAAACCTGTTAAGCACCGGCAATTACTTTACCGAAATAGCACTAAACAGTAACGCTAATACACTGATTGTAGGTACAAATGGCTCAGGCAAATCAACGATGCTTGATGCCTTGTGCTTCGGTTTGTTTGGTAAACCATTTCGTGGTATCAACAAACCGAATCTTGTAAACTCAATCAACAATAGAGATGCTGTAGTAGAAGTGGAGTTTTCAATTGGTAATAAAGAGTTCAAGATTGTTCGTGGCATCAAACCAAACAACTTTGAAATTTACCAAGACAAAGTTTTGCTGAATCAAGATGCGGCTGTAAGAGATTATCAAGACTATCTAGAGAGGTTTATTCTCAAACTAAACTACAAGTCTTTTACACAGATTGTTATTCTTGGTTCAGCATCCTTTACGCCGTTCATGCAGTTGTCTGCTGCTGATCGTAGAGCAATCATTGAGGATTTGTTAGACATTCAAATCTTTTCTACGATGAATAGTCTGATCAAAGAAAGATTGGCAAACAATAAAGACCTGACAGTAGAAAAAAAGAATGATATATCTTTGTTGATGCAAAAGTATCAACTTAAAAAAGAGCATCAAGATAAACTGAATCAAGATAACGAAGCAAAGGTAAAAGAATATGAGGAAGAGATACTTCTGCACAGAGAAACCATTCGCACCTTATCTGGAGAGGTTGACGATTTGGAACGATCAAAACAGACACTTACCGACATCTGTTCGAAAATTCCTGAAAATGAAAAGAAGATTACTGCGCTTAAAAAAATTGAGTCTCAAATTGAGGGTAAAATATCCAAAGTGGGAACAGATAGAAGTTTCTATGAACACAATGCTGATTGCCCAACCTGTAGGCAAGCCATTACCTTGGGCTTTAAAGAAGAACAACTCAGAGAACTCCACACGAAAGAAGAAGAACTTGCTGGTGGTCTGACAGAACTTCAAACAAAAATTACAGAGCAAGAAGGTGTTATTGCTGAATTAAGAGAGAATGAAAAAGAGTTATCTAATGTTCGCATTCAGTTAGCAACCACACAGACAAGCATCAAAGGCTTAAATGATTCGATTACTAAATTAGAAAAACAAATTAAACAAATACAACAACCAAAAGAAAATATTGATGAGAATGAACTAGATGCAATTAAGAAAGAAGTTGAACAAGCACAAGGTGAACTGAAACAACTATTGGATGATAAAGCATACTATGATGTAGCTTCTTCACTACTAAAAGACACAGGCATCAAAACCAATATCATTAAACAATATTTGCCAGTGATAAACAAATTGGTAAACAAGTATCTGACAAGTATGGATTTCTTTGTGAACTTTAATCTTGATGAGTCATTCAAAGAAACAATTAAATCTAGACACCGTGATGAGTTTTCTTATCACAACTTTTCAGAGGGTGAAAAACAACGTATTGATATGGCACTGATGTTGACATGGAGAGCAGTTGCGAAACTAAAGAACTCTACTAATACCAATCTGCTGATACTTGATGAAGTATTTGATTCGAGTCTAGATACAAGCGGTACAGAAGATTTGATGAAGATACTACACTCACTTGAAGATGCAAATCTTTTTGTGATTAGTCATAAAGGCGACATACTACAAGACAAGTTTTCAAATACAATTCGTTTTGAGAAAGTTAAAAACTTTTCAAGGATAGTGAAATGAGTGAAATACTAACAATTGATACTTCTGCTGGCGTACAGCAAATAGAAAAAGTTGATCCACTACAGGTTTTTGGTGAAGATTACTTTATGCTTGGTCAGAAGATACCTGAATACACAGGTGGTTTCCCTGCACCAGCATTAGTAAACTTGGCCAAAAGATTGAAGATGACCATGAAGATGTACGCAGGTTTAGGTTTGTCTGCAAATCAATGTGGTGTTGCTGAAAGAATGTTTGTAATTGGTACAGATGATTTTCAACTTGTGTGTATCAATCCAAAAATACTTGATGAAGGACCAGTGGTAAAAGATAAAGAGGGTTGTTTATCTTTTCCAGGTTTGTTTTTGAATGTTGATAGGCCATCATGGATTGAAGCTGAGTTTACTGATGAAAATGGTAACGTCAATCAAGTAAAACTGCAAGGGCTATCTGCACGTTGTTTCTTACATGAACTTGATCATTTAAATGGTGTGAGATATACTAATCTTGTGAAGCCACTTGCACTTAAAATGGCAAGACAAAAGGCAAACAAACTTGTGAAAAAAATTATTCGTGATAGTAAAAAACAAAGATGACACTTTTTTCAGCAGAAGATTATCTTGAATTAATTGGTAATTGGCAAGATCCTAATCCAGCACCTATTATTGAAATGCATAATGGCGTTTCTGTTGTGCGTGATGATTTGTTAAACTATGGCAGCAAAATAAGATTTGCAGATTACTTTATTGGTCATGCACCAGAAAATAGAAATATAAAAGAATGGGTTTATGGTTCATCACCTGCAACTGGTTATGCACAGATAAGTTTGCCTGTGATATGCAAACGATATGATAAAAAAACAGTTCTGTTTATGGCCGAACGCAGTCTAGACAAATTACATCCATATCAAAAATTAGGCATAGAACTGGGTGCAGAATACAATTGGGTTTCATCTGGTATGTTGAATGTAACTGAATCACGTGCCAGAAAATACGTAGCAGAAAAACCAGAAGAGAGAGCATTATTACCTCTTGGTTTATATCATGACACTGTGATTGCATCAATCATTAAAGTTGCTAGATCGTTGCCTATAAAACCAAAAGAAGTTTGGTCGGTGGGATCATCAGGCACACTTACAAGAGGCTTGCAATTAGCATGGCCTGATGCTACAATACATGTAGTTCAAGTGGGACACAAGATGTCCGAAAATGAAATTGGCCGAGCAATTCATCATGTATCACCGTATAAATTTGATAAGCCCGTTAAAGAAAATGATGTGCCGCCTTTTCCATCTGCACCTACATATGACGCAAAAGGTTGGAGTGTTATGAAAAACTATCACAACATTCATGGTCAATCACGTGATGTACTTTATTGGAATGTAGCAGGATGAAATATTTTTACGAACGAAATACAGAGTTTCTAGAATCTGATATAAACAAAACATTTGATGAAGTGTTGTTAATGACCAAAGACGAATTTCGTCAGTGGATAGTAGACCTTCGTAAAAGAATTGTTAGTAATTGGGATGAAAAAGGCAACCCACCACGTGTAGGTTGTAACGAACAAGAAATCATTGATCAGTTCAATGAGATGTCTTCTTTTCCAGTATGGAAATTTGAAGAAATTGATCAACTGACAAAAGAAAAAGATGTGATTCGAAACACTAGTCTTGTTGGTAATGCCGTCAACCAATGGTTTCCAACGATGATGAAGACGAAGATTAACTATTCCAAAAAAGTTGAGAATGGTAAATCAATTTATGATTACTTTGCACGTGATGATTTGTTGGAAAACTTTTTGATTTATGCTTCAAGACATTTCAAGAGAGATTCTTTTTATCATCACTCATTACCAGTTCGTTCTGGTCAGTTAATTCAAATTGGAACCGCACAATTTGTACCTAACTCTGTAAAAGAATTTGTTGATTGGTTTGAATCGATTGCACGTGGTTATGGTACACATGGATATTGGCTAGACCCAACAGAAAAAGAAGATTACACAGGTTATAATATTCATTTGAAAGAAGCAAAAGATGCTGAGTTTATGCTTTCACGTGATGACATTGCTTCACTGAATATACCAGAAGAGTGTCTCACAAATATTGATGCCAAAGAAGGTGTTAATACTTATAGAATTCGTCTGTATGAAAAAGGTCAAAAACTTTTTCCATCAGGCTTCAAGGCTTTCCGTGTGTCGTTTTGTCAGTATGCGGTCAACTTTCCTCCATTAACAGCCAAATACTTGTACGAACGATACACGGAATCTTTTAAGAACCAAGAAAAAATTATCATCTATGATCCTTCTTCTGGATGGGGTGGTCGTTTACTTGGTGCTATGTCTATTGATGATAGTCGTAACATACATTATGTTGGAACTGACCCAAACACAGATCACAATACACCTGATGGTAGAACAAAGTATCATCAGGTGGCAGATTTTTTTAACACAAAAACTTATCGTGCCACAGGTTTATTTCCAAAGACACACACATACGAAATCTTTCAACACGGATCTGAAGAAATTCACAACGATCCTAAGTTTCAAAAGTACAAAGGTAAGTTAGATTTAATCTTTACTTCACCACCTTACTTTATGAAAGAGGCTTATTCGGAAGATGATACTCAATCATACAAAAAGTTTGGTCAGTATGAAGCATGGCGTGATGGTTTTCTTCGTCAAACGCTACAAACTTGTGCTGAGTATTTGAAACGAGATAGATATCTATTGTGGAACATTGCTGATGTAATTTTTGACAAACAGTCTTTACCATTGGAAGAAGATTCAATTAACTTCCTCAAAGAATTTGGTTTGGAATATAAGGGTAAGTTGAAAATGGCGTTGGCACAAATGCCAGGTGACAATCGTACTGATTCTGAAACTGGATTACCCAAGACTAAAAACTATTGCAAAGTTAATAACTTGTGGTTAAAATACGAACCGATATTCGTCTTCTATAAGCCTTGACAAAGTTCTAACTGTAAGGTATACTATATGAATGCTTTCCGATGGAGAAAGTATTGTCAATCTTGCAACACTTGACAAACCTCAGCATATCGTATATAATATTAGTTCAGTAACAGTCGAGGTTATCGAATGAGCAACATTCAAAATCAAAAGTCTGGTTTGGCCAAACTCATGGCCACCGAAAATCTTATCGTTCAACATGCTAAAGTTTCAACAGCATCGTTCGATCCTAAAAATCGTGTTCTAACTTGCCCTATTTGGGAAAAAATGTCTGGCGATCTTTATGACTTACTAATGGGTCATGAAGTCGGTCATGCTATTGATACACCTGCTGATGGTTGGCATGGTGCTGTACATGCACGTGGTCAAAACTACAAAGGCTTTTTGAATGTAGTTGAAGATGCACGTATTGAGAAACGACAGAAACGCCGTTATCCTGGTCTGCGCCGTTCGTTTGTCAACGGCTTTAGTGAACTCATGAACAAAGACTTTTTTGGTCTAGATGGTCGTGATGTTAATACAATGTCGTTCATTGATCGTTTGAACATCTACACAAAGTCTAGTTACTCTCTTGATATTCTTTTTAATGCAAAAGAACAAGAGTTTGTTGATCGTGTTCAGGCTTGCGAAACTTGGGATGATGTTCTCAAAGTTACCAATGAAATTTGGGATTATTCTAAAGAAGAACAATCACAAACTAACGTGCCTCAAGATAATTTTGGGTACGATGAAAATGGTGAAGAGGTTGAAACACAATCAGGTTCGAATGATGGTGATGCTGAGACTGATGGTCAAGGTGAACAAAAGTCTAAGACTAAAACCAAAGGTGAAGATGGTGATAAAGAAGAATCATCGGCAAGTGGCAATGAATCATCGACTTCCGATGCTGATGAAGAGGGCGATGGTGAAGGTGAAGACAAAGATGGTGTAAATCGCACAAAAGAATCACAAAGTGTACGTGAGGATCAAAGTTCTGAGCCACGGTGTGAGACTGATGAAAACTTCCGCAACAATGAAGGCAAACTCATTGCAAAACATGCACGTGAGTATGTTTACATTGACATTCCTAAACCGAATCTTGCAAAGATTGTTACGCCAGCAAAACGTGTACAAGAGGTTCTGACTGAAGAGTTTTCGAAACAGCGACCCTCTGACTATCAATCTATTGCCAATACTCTGTACAATGATTTTCGTCGCAAGAACGAACGATTCATTTCATTGTTGGCAAAAGAATTTGAGATGCGTAAGGCTGCCGATAAGTTTTCTAAAGCGAAAACATCGTCAACTGGTGATATTGATGTTAGCCGTGTTTTTAAATATCAGATTGATGATAGCATTTTCAAAAAAGTTATGCGTGTGCCTAAAGGTAAATCGCATGGCTTGATTCTATTGCTTGATAAGTCTGGCTCAATGTCTGAAAATCTTGGTGCATCATACGAACAGATACTAGTATTGGCTACCTTCTGCCGTAAAGTAAACATTCCATTTTCGGCATACGGTTTCGGTAATGCTGATCATGTTCGTGAAACGATTGACTACCGTGAAGAACCTGGTGTTGGTAAATCGTATGGTTGTTTCTCAGAAAACAATCGTGAGATGCACCTGTCTTCGGTGTATCTGCGTGAGTTAATTAACTCAAAGATGAGTAACTCAGAATTTTCTAAGGCAACAAAGAATATTCTGTGCCTGATGAATGCCTGGTCAGGTGGTCGTTATTCGAGAGGTTCGACTTTTTATCGCCCGCAGTCAGATTCATTGTCTAATACACCAT